TGGTAAAATATTAGATCCCAAATTAGGACTTACCCCAGCAGATCTTAAAATGCTTCTACGCCTGGGGAGAATAATCGAGGATTCTAATCCCCAGTTAGAAGAAGAAGTAAATACTACTATTGGCACAAGATTTTCTTTTACTACAAATGAAAAATTTCCTATTCTTAATAATGAGATAAATCCTAAGGTTCAGGATTCTATGAAGTTTGTGAAAACTGAAACTGAAGATAAGGTTGAAATTTTTGAAAAGAAACGTAAGCCTAGAGTTAAGAAAGAAAGTAAAGTGGAAGAAAAGAAAGAAAACCTTGTAAATAATAAAATGGTCAAAGAAGAGAAAAAAGAAGAAAAAGAAATAAAAGAAGAAAAAATCCAAAGTGAAAAGGTCGAAGAACCTAAAGTAGTTGAAGAAGCTAAAGAAGAGAAAGTTAAAGTTACTACTCCGGAGGTAAAAACAACCGATGTAGAAACTGAGACTAAAGTAGAAGAAGAAACTAAAGAAGAAATTTCCGAAAATGCAGATTCTACAGAAGATATAAAAGACGATATAGACGAAACAAAAAATAAGAAACAGAGAAAAAAGAGGAAGAAAAATTCTGAAGAATAAATTAGAGGTATAAGTTATGGGTAAATTGTTTAAGACTAATGCTGATAAAAATTTTGGTATAAATTTAGATTCAGATGACTTTGAATTACTAAAAGAACGAGTTTTTAGTGATTTCGGCTATCCTCTTGTGAAAGTCGAAATGACAGACAAACAATTTCTGATGGTTATTCATGCTGCGGTCGAATATCTAAATACTTATTCTCCAAAATTAGCAGAAGTCCAAACCATGCTAAATCCTCAAGTTGCAGATTATTACTTCGACTCATTAGACAGAGACCTTACAGGTGTATTAGATGTTTATTTTCCTGTAGATTGGCACATTATGCAAGGTGCTTCTGCAGAAATTCTTTTTCCTGAAATTTCTATGATAAGAGCGTCGAATGACGCCACAGTTGCCTCCGATTTCGTTACAAAACATGCTCAACATCAATTAGCAATGACAATTTTTGGTTGCAATCCTACTCCAGAATTAATGGGACCTAGACACATAAGGTTAAGCCCAAGACCGATAATGGAGTCACGAGCAGTTTTCAGAGTAACTACAGATCATGACCAAGACCTAGGTTCTTTAGATGACTATGAAAAGAATTGGCTTATAAAATTCTGTATAGCTAGAGCTTCTAAAGTAATAGGAAGGGTAAGATCTAAATATTCAGGAACAACACTTCCGCTAGGAGATTTAAGCTCTGATGGAAAAGATCTTATAAATGATGGAAAAGAAGATGAAAAAACTCTTATTGAAGAAATTCAAAAGAGACGAAAATTTGCAGAATCTTACATATTCTTGGGATAATTATGATAGAAGCTAGAAATTGTTTTTACGAAATATACGACGAAGATGCGTATGAAGCTTTTATCAAGAGTGTCGAAGCGTTATTTCGAAAGTCTCCGGAATACAAAATGTGGCTTTCTACTACAAATAATGAACATTGTGCAGTTTCAGGAATGAGTAAAGACTCAGTTGAAATAGAAGTACATCATTTTGGAAAAACTTTATGGAATGTTGTAGAAGATATTCTAGATTATTTTATTCAGAATCAAATAAATGCCAGTAGCTTTTATATTTGCTTGATTTTAACGGATCTTCACCTTAGTGGGTGTATAGATTATATTCCATTAGCCCATGATATTCATAAAATGCTACATAAGGATAAAAACAAAGCTTATGAATTATATCCTGACCTAGATAATTATGTTACTAGGGGAGATATGGAATTAAAATCGCAGATTATAAAGAAATGGGCAAGTTATCTTCAACAAAACTCATAAAAACTTGCGGGGGTAAATAATGAAGGACAAACTTTATAAAGTTGTATTTACCTTAGCTTCTGGAAAATCTATAGTTTATACTATGGTTGAAGAAAATGCTTTAAAGGTCTTTTCGGATTGGAAGAAATTCAAAGACGCAAAAGAGGTAAATACTAACATTCTAGAAATAACTAAAGCAAAAGACGGTACAATATCAGAAAAACTCGGTATCGAGTACTCTAAAATTGATTCTATTCAAATAGATGATGTTAGTGGATATACAAACTAAAAGAGGTTAAATAATGCCAGATAGTATTCCTGTTTATGAAGAAGCTTTATTATCATATTTCAAAGATTTAGAAATTGATGATGGTGAAAATACTCGCAATCCTCAAGTATTGCTTGCTGTATCTTCTCGTAGCGCTTCTGAACTCATTGTATCAAATGATAATACTCCAGTATTACCATTATTAACATTGACAAGAACAGGATTTAGCAGTATTGATGCTTCTCATATAGTAAAGAGTCATATTACTAGAAAATTCAGAATGAGAGGAACACAAAATAGAAGATCTTTTATGGTAACAGATTTGATGCCATTTGAGATGAGCTATAAACTGGATATCTGGACACTATATACTTCTCATCATCTTTCCCTTATCGAACAAATTATTTGGAAATTAGAAAAAAATCCTTGGGTAAATGTAGTTCAGGAATTTAACGGAGTTCCTAATGTTACTCCTGGTTACATAAGACAATGGACAGTTGGAGATCAAACTGCGTATGATAACATTACCGAGGAAAATTATAGAATTTTTAAATCATCTATAGATTTCAAATTCTTTATTCAACTTGTTAATGACAATTATGCTAAACCTTCTCTATTATTTAGAACAACTGATTACCAGATAATTGAAAAATCGAAAAATGTTGATAAGGCTTGAAAAATCAAATTAAATAAGAAAATTGCTATGGATTGTTTTTTAGTAATAAAAGTTTCTCATTAAGAGGTGTTAAAAACATGGCAAAAGTACACGTTTCTCCAGGTGCTTATTTTCAGACGACGGACTTATCCTCTTATGTTCCTCGTCTGACACAGAGTGCCTATGGAGTAATCGGTAGATTCCGCCAGGGTCCAACAGAACCTACTATTATCGGCGATACACAAACATTCTTAGATGTCTTTGGTATTCCTGACGAAGGAATGTACAGTGCCCTTTCTGCATTACTTTACCTTAAAAATGGTAACCAGCTCTACGTAAAGAGAATGGTTGGTGTTAATGCCAAGAAAGCCATTGGTGAAATTCCTGCAGGCAGCGTCATTCAGAATGAAGAAATTCTTTCTACAGACGGCAAAGATTATCAGTTTCATCTTTCCCTTGACCATTCTCCAATTCCTGGTACATTAGTTCTTAATGTAGGGAATAACGTCTTCTACGACAATGGCAGTGGAAAGATTCTAGGCGGAGCTACTTCATTATATTGCAACTATATCGATTATGACTCCGGTCTTTTCCGCTTTACGATGGTAGAGCCTCCTGCAGAAGGAGAAGATATTACCATTAGATATAACGGCAAACTTTGCATTATATCTGACGAAATGGTTGGCGTTACCGGAACTAGAGACGGTAATCCTTCTGAAACGTTTAGTGGTTATCTAAAGAGACCAAATATTTACTTTCCGACAGATGAATCTGTAATTGAAGTAAATGTAGGTTCCAGAGTTCTCAGAGGTAAGACCCTTGATTCTAACGGACTAGTAGAACTCAAGACTCCAGTAGATTCAGGTTCTTCTCTTGAAGATACCGGTACGGTAGATCCAGAGACTGGTGAGATTGTAATTACTTTTGATGCTACAGAAATTCCTGAAGCTAATCAGAAGATTTACGTTAATTACAATACTTTCTCTGAAAAGGAAACACTGGTAGGGGTCGGTGACGGTCATACCAGAGCATTTAGCGGATATATCAATGAGAGAGTTTCTCCTGGTACATCTTCTATTTGGGTCGGTGGAGATCTAATCTCTGAAGATATGAGAACTGGCGATTATACCGGTGCAAATCTTCTTTACTCTGACAACAGTGTAGATTATACTACCGGCACAATTAAGCTCGGTTTAACTTTCGAGCCAGATGAAGGAACTGTAATCACTGCTACATATAGCACAAAGGCTGATACAGTTCTTTATGTGTTCGATGAAGAAGATAAGCCTAAGATTTTTGAAGGTCAGATTGACGTTTCCCCAGTAATTAAGGGTTCTGTCGAAATTACTGCAGGCGACTTATCTTACGATAGCAATAACAATTGGGTATCCGGCCTTTATCTGAAAGATGACGGTGAAGGTTATCTTGTAGGTGTAGGTGGAAACGGTACAATTGATTATGCTACCGGTAAGTTAAAGGTCAATATGTACGAAACTCCAGAAATCGGAACAGTTGTTCGGTGTTTTTATCTTGCTAAGTATGGCGAAATTCAGGCTCTTTATGAAGGAGAATATGGCGACGGCTTCAAGGGTAAGTTCAGTTATATTCCTAATACTGGATATAATTTCGAAGTTTGGACCCAGAACCAGGATCCCTATGTAGATTCACCGGACGAATATTGGCATAATCTTGATTTTGCTAATACTGCAAGCAATAACTACGTTACAACAAAAGTTTCTTCTTACAATGTAAGAGTTGTTCCTAATGTTACTGATATTTACCTTGAACCACTTCTTGGTAGAATAATCGAAACTTCCGGTGGAGAATCTGATGTTGATAATATCTCTGAAGATGAGGCGATTGCAGCATTAGACGAATTCTCCAACCCTGAAAGTTACGACATTAACCTCCTGGCAATCCCAGATTTCGCAGGTAATAAGAGAATTATGCAGAAAATGGCTTCTATTTGCGAAGATCGTGGCGAAGCATTCTGTGTAATTGATACACCTCAGGGATTAACTCCTCGCCAGGCAGTTGATTGGACTAACGCTGAGAGTAGCTGGAACCAGACAACAAAGTTCGATAGTAGCTTTGCCGCTATTTACTATCCTTGGATTTATGTTAACAACCCTGTTACGGGTAGTACAGAACTTGTTCCTCCGTCTGTCGCAGTTCCATCGACTTATACATACAGTGATAACATCGCTGCTTCTTGGTATGCTCCAGCTGGTGTTGCTAGAGGTCAGCTCGCAAATGTAGTCGGATTAGAGCGAACTCTTACTCTTGAGGACAGAAACCTTCTTTACGGTTATCCGAATGTAATTAACCCAATTATCAGTATTCCTAACCAGGGTATTGTTCTTTGGGGTCAGAAAACCACTCAGAGAAAATCCACAGCTCTTGACAGAATTCACGTTCGTCGCCTTATCAACTACATCGCTAAGGTTATGGCAACTGCATTTATGGATCTTATCTTTGAGCCTTCTGACCATATTACATGGACTCAGTATAAGCAAATCGTTCAACCAATTCTTGAGCAAATTCAGACTGAACGTGGTCTTTATGATTGCCAGGTAATTTGCGATGCTTCTACCAACCCAGATGAAGTAATTGAAAAGAACGAAATGCATGCTAAAGTAAGAGTTGTTCCTCTGAAGAACGTTGAAGTTATTGAAACAAACTTCATTCTTGATAAGCAGACCGGAACAACTACGGTCGAAACCGATTAATTATAGATTTCTTACTTCTATAATTAAGGAGGCATAAATAAATGGCAACTAAGAATTATAATTTAAGAACGCGTGATATGTACCATCCTCTGTATAGTACATATCAGCTGGATTACCTTAGACCAAATGTTTGGGAAATTGTTATTGGTGCCAGTAGTCCTGCTTCAATAAATCAACAAGTATCTCAGGCAGGAAACACTACCGGAACAGGAAATATGGGGAATTACGCAAAATTCAAGCGAAATTCATCATCTGATTATGCAGGAGAAGGTCATTCTACATTAGCTAGTTTTTCAAAAGAAGCTTCTGGTGGACTAAGCCTTTACTGCGACAAATTTACCCTTCAGCTTCCTAAGTCTAACGTAATTCAAGTCCCATGGATTTCCGGTGTAACTCAGTTAGCTGGTCGTAATAACCAGCCTTTCCAGATTACGGCGGAATTCTATGCCGGATTAGGTTCAAAATCTATAGACAGTATAGGTAGCAATAAAAATACTGCTCTCGGAAGTAGCTATATAACAGATGACTGTTTGCGTCTTCTTTATGCTTGGAGAAACTTGTGCTTTGACGCTCGCACCGGTCAGATAGGTCTTGCTCCAAACTATAAAAAGCCAGCAACAATCTTTATGTATGATCCTTCTGGTGTAAAGGTAATTTACGAATTCACGGTTCATGGTTTGTGGCCATCCGCTATCAACGATATTGAACTCGATGTATCAGCTGACGACATAGTAAAACTTTCTGTTACCATGCAGGCAGACTTTGTCTATATGGAAGATGAAACAAACAGAATGGATGATTTTTACAGGCCTAGTGCTGCTACACAAGCAGGAAACACTTCTAAAGATATGCTTTATGGAGTATAAAAGGTATTATAAAAATCGTGATAAGAAAATAAAAACAATTGCAGTAGGGAAAACCTACTGCAATTTTTATTTGTTCCTACATAAAATCTAAAAATTAAATAAAGATAAAAGAAACATAGGAGGCTTTACCTTAAAAATGGATAATAATGATAGATCTACAAAAATACCACCTTATACTGCAGGTTTAAGCGAAAAATTCTTTAAAGAATATCTGGAATATATAAAAACTATTGATAAGAAATCTATAGAAAAATGTAAAGAAACAATTCAAATGCTTAAAATTCCAGAAATTGATGAATTTGGATTAGAAAAGAGTCCTAAAGGAAAGAAAGATAGAAAAGACTGGTGTTAAATCCATGTTTTCAAAACTTTTAATACCTAAAGAAACTTTAGTGTCTGCGGTAAAAACTCTGCCTTATGATAAATATCATATGGCTATTATTGCTGCAGATAATAAAGAAAATAGAGAAAAAGAAACTCTATCTAATGAATTTAAAGAAGATAATGCAAAATTTATATCAGAATCTTTTTCTGTACTAATGTCGGAATTAAATAACATTGTATCTACAGGAAAACCTTCTAAAAGCATTTACTTCAATACTAAGACACTGGTAACCGATAAAAATAAGAAGATTACGTTTAAAAATTACTTGAGGAATAATTTATCCAGAGCATATACTAAAGATAGAGATGCTAGTATTTCTGATAGCGGAGCTTTGGAAAAAACTTTCAGTCAATATTTACCAAATATAATCACCGGAATCCTTCTATCAAGTGGGTCAAATATATTAGGAATAGATAGAAACGGAAAAACTCGTTCGTCTAATCCTATATATCAACAATTAACTAATTCTTTTCCTACTACTAAACAGACAAATGCTAATAAGATTCTCGATTATATTAGCGCATTAACTAAAGATGAAATAAAGAATTTTTCTTTAGAACATAATCCTACTGATATTCAGGAATTGAATCTTTTTATAAATGAAGATATTATTACTCCATTTATACAAGGGAAAATAAAATATTCCAGTGATCAGGATATAGAAGAAAAAGACTATGCGAATGAAGCTAAGGATAAGATTCATTTTGATGAAAATAAAGAAGGAAAATTCGATTTAAATATTGAAGGATTAAGTGAAGAAGATAAAGAAACTGTTAAAAATCTTATCTCTGAAATATCAACACAGATAAATAAAATAGCAAATTTTTCTGCAAATGAAGTAAGAAATGACAGTTTCGGAAAATCCTTTAAAGATTGCATAGTATTACTAAATGCTTTAGGAAATGAAAATATTTCTAATATAAATAATCTAGTTAACATATATAAAAGGATTAAGGATTTAGGCATATCTGAAAGTACAATTAATTCGTACATTTCAGCAATAGGATCTGCCATAATTAGAAAAGCGTCAAACCTCGGAATAGGATATGATGCTAATGCAGATACCAGTAAAAATTCTATAGAATTCGGAAATGCTACTATTACAACTGAAAATATTTCTAACGAACGTGCAATAGAAGCAATAAAGCAAATAATTATGTACATTATTTGTAGAAATAATTATATAGAATCAACCAGTAAATTTATATCAGAAAATAGAAATTCAAAAGATCCTGAAGTAGTTTCTAAAAGACATACATATGAAAGCATTGCTCAGAAAATAAGAGAGACGGATCCGAGTATAATAACTTGTTATAAATTACTAAGGTCTTATGATGCTTTTATCGAAATTTCTAATGGTCTTAAAAATGTTTTCCAAACAATAAATGATTTGAGAGATAATAATAAATCTCAAATAAAAGATAATGTTACTAATTACGAAGTAGTATCAGTAAGAGGATTTACTAAAAATGAGAATATTGATAATTTTGTAAATTACGTAATTTCTGATAATATTCTAAATAAAATATCAGCTGAAATCACTATTAAAGCATTAAAACACGCTAGACCGAAGATTGAATATAATGAGAATGAATTTGATATAATTAATTCAAAAGATTATAAATATATTGAGAAAAACCTTTTAGCTAATGAAATTCCTGCAGGAATGGCAAGAGATATATACATAAACTATTCCAATAATTTCAACAATTGGCGACTAATCGGAAAGCTAATGGATATGTTTTATGGAGGAACTAAAAGAAGAAAGGCAACAAATGCAGGAATAAGTCTAGTTAAAGGAATTACTTATTTCTTATGCAATGGCGGCGGAAGAACTTTTTCCAGAGGAATGGAATTACTTAAAGCATATCCTCAAAAGTTTATAAATAACCATATTGTAACATCTGAAGAAGCGAAAGATATATTTAGACTTTTTAGAAATGATAAATTGAAGAAATCTTACCGTCGACTAATATCACTATTAGGTGTAAAATCTAATGTAGGATATAGTGCTTCTGCTTCTATAAAGTCTATATACTTTAGTACTCATGGATTGCTAGCCGAAGAAAAACCTTCCAATGAAAATACACAAAATAATCAAGAAAATAAAAATACTGGCAATCTTAAAACGATATTGAATGAGATCGCTATTCTTGCAAAATTCGATCAAAAAGAAATACATACCAAGAAAGCAGAAAAGAAACCCGAAGAAACTAATAAAAATAATGAAAATACAGAGAAAAACGAAGTTCATAGCAGCAAAGCAGTAATTTCTGATACTATTACAGATGAAATTTCTGACAAAACTGAGCAGACTAGATATTCTAGATTGGACCAAGATGATAAATACAAAGCTAATAAGAAATT